AGGTTTTTTTGGTTTACACATAAGCTATTCCTTAAACTCTGTTAATTGTTGTTGTCTTAGGTACTGGTCTTTCAAATAACGAATGACATTCGCTTGACCACTTTTGTACCACACTTCTTTTTCACTCATTGATAAATCCGCAGACTTATCGGGGAACAAGCGCTGTAATTCAATGACTAATTTTTTATCTATTAAAGGTAAATTTTCATTTGAATCACCGTTTTGTCCTCTAAAAGTGGTACTTATTTTAACCATTTATTTATTTCCTAGTTTTACTATGATTTCCCCGTCTTCTTGGGTTTCTTTTTCAATTAAAATATCAATGTATTGTTTAGCTTTGTGTAAATCTTCAAGGCGTTTTTCTTTGGTGGGATGCTTATATCGCCATCGCATTAGGTACTTAATAGCATTAGCTTCAGCATAAGGAACTTCGTTCTGCATAATAAAAGTAATAGGCTCTATTTTGTATCTAAAATAATGAGTAGGTTTTTTAACTTGTTCTGACATAACTTCTCCTATTTAATTTTTTTGTAAGGTTCTGTAGTTAATTTAACTTTTTCTTCAGGCTGTTTGTTTTCTTTAATATCATTTAAATTATTTTTAACATGATGCAGGACAGCAGAAACTATAGATTCTTTAGTTAAATCATCTGTTAAAGACTCAAGGCTTTCACCATATTCTAAGTTCTTGGTAAGAGAGATGGTATGTGATTTTATTTCTTTATCTAAAGTACCATCATAAGGCTTTATAAATATTCTTAAATAAACAGGCTCAACATTTTTATCTGTAAACAATCGTGTATCAAAACCTAATATGCAAAAGGCTCTCCATTTATCTATAATTAATTTTAAAGTTCTAGCAACTAGTCTGTCTCTATTCATATTTAAGGTTTCCATAATTTAGGTTTTTTCTTTTTCGCATCCCAATCTTCAACTCTCAATATTCTCGCTAGTCTTGACTGTATTAAAGCATCTTTTTTAGTTAAGCCCTGCTTTTCATAAGCCTTCACCACTTCTTTCCACATTAATTTTACATCTTTAGGTTCACCTAAAATTCTTTGTGCTGTTATCATACCAACTTTAGGACACCCCGAATAACCATCTGTACTATCACCTGCTAAAGTCTGTAGCATAAAATTATAGTCGGCTTGTTTTTTAGTTATGATTTCTACTTCAGGCATATCCTTATCAGGATTATAAATTCTAGCAGGAATAGTTTTCATATCTTTATCAGAAGAAACAATAATAACTTCGCCTTCAATTTCACCTGAAGTTGCAAGGATGCCTAATACATCGTCACCTTCCAAACCTTCCATTGCAAAAGTAAGGTAATTTGTATTTACAAAATCTAATAGTTCTTTGTAGATAATAGGCTTACGAGATTTTTTACGATTTGATTTGTAAGTATCTAAAACTTTTTTTCTAAAATTAATTGGAGAGGAAAATGCTACTATAATTTTATCGGCTTTTAACTTAGTTGCTAAATTATTAAATTCATCTTTTAATTTTTCTATACCAAATTTAGCGTCTGCATGAAGTGTCCAAAAGTTATCTTCCCATTGTATAGGCTCTTCAATACTAATTGCTGTTTTAAAAGCAAATAAATCACCATCAATTAATAGTGTAGTTTCTTGACTCATTTAATCTCCCTCATTGTTTTTAATATCCATCCTTTTAAATCTGTATCCAACAGCATTTCAATCACACCATTAGCAATCGAATTGACTTCTTTCTCTTCTTTAGATTCATCATCTAATTGTTTAGTTAAATTCAGTTGGTATTGGTAATACACAAAATGTAATACCTCATGGATTAATACATTAAGACTTGTACGGTCTCCTCGTTCTATAATCTTTTTATCTAAATAAATAGTAAGTGGAGGTTTCGATACAAAACTACCTTGCTGTTCAGAAACTTCGTAACTAATTTCATGGTCTAGTAAAACTAAATTTATTTCAAAACCACTCATTTTAATTTTCTTAGGAAACTTCATTATTTTTTATCCTTTTCAAAAATTTGTTTTAAGGGAATCAAGATGCACTTACTGGCTCTACGGTCTCCAACCATTTTAAAATTGTCTTTAAATTTTTTTGTTAATTTTTTTAACTGAGGTACAGTAAACAAAAGCATACAATAATCTTTGTCACCATCTGCAAGTATGTGTACCCAATGAGAAGCCTTAGTAACTGACAGACCACTAGGCTTTCCATAACATTCAATCTCTATTGCAATGTTGCCTGTTTTTCTCCACCAATCTCTTTCAGTTTTAACTTCTAATTTTTTATCAAATAAAATTTTAGCAAGTCTTTTTTCTCGTAACTGACCATACTTTAAATCAATATCAAATTTGTTATCGTTGTTTAATTTTACCATTAGTGAGTCTCTGACCAGTTAGCTCCTATTTTGTATTCACCATCTAATTCGCAATGAAAATTAAAATGTGATTTAGTTTCTCTTATTGATTGAACAGCTATCTTTCCAACTTCTTCAGCTAGTTCTTTTTTTACTTGGAGTTGTATTTCATCGTGAATGTGTGCGACCATGCCCCAGTCTTCACCATGTTTTAAATGTGATAAGTTTTTGTGTAATAATGTAGTAGCTTTTTTAACAATGATGCTACCACAAGATTGTAGTAGTGTATTTAAAGCACTATGCTCACTTCTAATTAAAAGTTTTCTCCCATCTAAACCAACTAAAAACCCTCTAGCTCTATAGACTTGAGATACTCTGTCTCTTAATTTTTTTAATGCAGGTGTTCTTTTTAAAAATGTTTGTTTTAATAACTTGCCATCTTTGGCACTACCTTTAACAATCTCACCAATTCTTTTGTCACCTGCTCCATACAAGAAAGCATAGATAAATGTTTTAGCTTGGGGTCTAGTAGGTAATCCACTTGCTTTTTGATTTGCGGTATGAATATCACCTGTAAGTAATTCTTTAGCATAAGCGCCTTTATCAAACTTGGACATATAAGATGCTAAACATCTAAGCTCTAGTCCTGAAGCATCTGCGCCTACCAATAAATAATCATCGGGTACTGTAAATAGACTTCTACATTCCACACCATACTTTGCACTAGATGAACATACTTGAGCAACATTGGGGCTAAAGTGAGTACACCTGCCAGTAACAGTACCATTAGTAATAACTTTACCAAAAATCTTTCCTTTTCTTTCTAATTTAAGCCAAGCATTATCGCCTTCGCCTAGCATCCCTAGTCTTTTTTGTATTAGTAAATATTCAGATAAAAGTTTTGCTTCAGGATACTGCAAACTATTTAAAACTTTTTCATCTACTTTAGGCTTACCATCATTAGTAAACTCTTTGGGTTTCCACCCTTTAATTGCTTTTAGTCTATCTGCTATATGGTCTCTGCTACCTGCATTAAAAACTATCTCTTTAATTTTATCGACTGGTACACCTTTTTTATAACCTTTAGTTTTGTTATCTCTTTTTGGAACTAAGACACCTACAACTTTTTTCCATGGAGGGAATGTGTTTTGTAATTGGTCTTGTAGTTGTACTCTTTTAGCATTTAACTCTGTATATAATTCTTTAGCTTTTTTGGTATCAAAACAAAAACCAAGTTGCTCTTGCTTTATTATACACTCAGCAAAATCATGTTCTAATTGTAAAGAAGTATCTGAATATTTTTGACCTAAAATTTTTTTGTATAGAGCTACTGTAACTTCAACATCTCTCTTACAGTAGCTCTGCATTTCTTGAGACCACTCAGACCAATCAGTAGTCTCTCCGAAATCCCCTTTTAACAAACCAACTCTATAGCCCCATGAAGCTAAAGAATGGCGACCTATTAAGTTAGAAGGGAAATCTTTGCGTCTGAAATCCTCTTGTTTAATATCAGCCCATATAAGCCTTGTAGCAACAAGAGTATCAAAAGTATTTTTAAATTTTGCTAGAGGAAAGCACTTATTGATTGCAGGAATGTCAAATCCTAGAATATTATGACCGATAATTAAATCAGCTTCCTGCAATAAATTAATACCTTCCTCTATTTGACCATCCATAAAGGAATATGTTTTAGCGTTCTCAATATCATAAATTTCTAAACAGAAAATTTTATTCATTACATCGAGAAAACCATTAGTCTCTATATCAAATACAAGTTTCATTAATGAACCACTCTAACTTTAACTCTTTCTAAAGAAGGGATGGTATCACTAAGATTTTCTAAACAAGTATCTATAACTTCTAAACTGTCTAAATCTTTAACAACTATTAATGGATATACATTTGGATAAATTAAAACTAAATATAAGGCATCCATAATACTATGATAAAGTTTATATACTTGTGCTTTGTCTTCAGATTCTAATAATTGAAAATGCGGTACACCTTCTAAATAATTTAATATGAATCTTGATAAATCTTTATCGTCAGGATTAGTCATTTCAACCACCTATCTATAAGTTTTTTACCTAAATAAATAATTAAAATACCGCCAAATACAAACAGAAAGTCTAAGTAATTGTTACCTGTATCAATAGTAACTTTAGTACCGTCAATAATCATTCTGTCGGTCTCTCCTGCTTGAACTGTTATAGTTTCTTGCGGTTTATCAATCATCAAAAGACTCCTCGTATAACCTACCAGTTTCGCTATCGTAATTTAAAATAGAAGCCAAGCCTGTAGTACCAACAAAACGATTTTTTAATACATTAACTTCACATACATTGTCACCTGAAGATGAATTTCTTGATAAGCCTAAAATAATATCTGATAACTGAGCTATAGATTGTGAACCTCGTAGTTGTGATATAGTTGGTTTTAAATTTTCTTCATGGGATTTATTTCCTTCAGGTCTTTTTAAATGGCTAATTAAAATTAATGCTATGTTTAATTGTTCAGTTAGTTTTCGTAACTGCGTCATTAAATTATCTAATGTTCTTCTTTCATCACCTTCTGAAATACCACTTACAACAATACTTAAATGGTCTAGTACAATAAATTTACAGTCACACCCTTGCGCTAAAAACTTAATACGACTGAATAAGTTTTCGCTGTCCATGCTTCCCCAATGGTCATAAAAAAAACATTTAGATTTAATCTTATCAAAAACTTCTTTTAATTTTTCTTGGTCAATTTCTTTTCTTACTTCCTGTAAATGTATAGGGGCTTCAACTCCAATAGAAACTAAGCCTCTTATACTACGCTGAACATTCTCTTCTAAAGCAATGTAGCCAACATTCTTGTCATTAGTAATTAAATGATAAGCAATCTCTCTGCATACTTGGCTTTTACCTATACCTGTACCTGCGCATAGAGTTACGATTTCACCTAAACGAATACCTTGTGTAATATTATTTAGTCCTGCGAAAGGATAATCCGCATCACAATCTTTAGTGTCTTCTATTAATTTTTCCCATAAATCTTCACCCGATACAATGCCATCAGGTCTATAACTTTTTGCTCCCCAAATAGAATCCGTAAGTTCTTTAACAAGACCTGCAACTATCATTTCGTTTGCATCTTTTTTAGGTAAATGTGCAATCTTACTTTTACTTGGTGATAAGATAGAAGCGCAATCAATACTAGCTTTACGCCCTGCTTCATCCATATCAAAACAAAATATTACAGACTCAAAACTTTCTAACCATTCTATATTTTTTGCTACAACTTTTTTTGCTGAAGCCACACCACTTGGGATGGAAACGACAGGGTAACGATTGTTAAAACAGTATTGAGAAATTGACATTGCATCAATCTCCCCTTCACATATAACAAGCATTTTTCCATTGTCTCTAAATAAATGCTGACCAAAGAATTGAACACCTTTAGCTTCGCCTAACCATCTAAAATCTTTGTTAGGAAATCTAATGTGTTGTGCTACTAGTTGTCTGTCTTTATTGTAATAAGGTGCAATTTGAACTTTATTACCTTTGTAAGTACCGACTTGATAACCAAATTTTCTACAAGTCTCTTCACTAATTTTTCTTTTCTTTAAATCAATGTAATCGCCTTTAAGTAAATTTGTATTTATTTGTTTTATGGGTGCATCTATAACTTCTCCATTCTTTTCATAATAACCACAGCCATCTGTAAAACAGTAAGCATGGTCTGAGTATCTAGCTAAGTTATCTTTGCTACTACATTTAGGGCAACTCTCATGTCTTAAAAATTGTGAGTCTTCTTGTGCCATCATAAAGTAATCTCCGATAGCCATTGCTGTACATCAAAACTTGGGCAATCTTTTTTACTAAACTCATTGTGACCAACTATTTTTGCTTCAGGATAAATACCCTGTAACTTTAATAGAATTTTTTTCAAAGAATCAAATTGCTCTTCTGTAAAATTTTTCTCTGCTACGGTAATATCATCTTCAGTAACACCACCAATCATACATATAGAAACTGAATTATGGTTATAACCTTTTTGTGATGCAGTCGGAGCATCTAAGTCTCTGCCAGTTTCTATAGTTCCATCTCGTAAAATTACATAAGTATAACCAATAGAAAAGAACCCTCTAGCTCTATGCCATTTATCTATTTCATCTGCATTGACCCAATCTTGTGAAGGTCTTGTTGCGGAACAATGTATAAAAATATAATCAGTCTTTTTTCTTGGCATCTTCTGTTATCCAATCTAGGGGTATTAGAATTTTTGTTGTGCGAATACAATGATATTGAAACCCATAATGTTCACACCATTTCGCATAAGTAGTTTTACTTTTTTTACCAATTCGATTTGTACTATTAGAAAAAGCAAAACGAATATCGTATTTATCTCCATATTGATTTTTTATAATCTTATGTTTCTTTCTATCGGCTGTAGTAAAGAGACCTTTAGCTTCTATAATAATTCCATTCTTTAAAATAAAATCAGGTCTGTAATAACTTTTCTGTTGTGGCTTGAGATAATCAATCTTTAAAGTTTCGTACTGAAAGGGGATATTCTTTTCTGTAAAAAACTTACCGATGCTTACCTCAAGTCCACTACGATATGTATTAGAAGTCGTCTTCATCAAAACCTGAGTCTAATACTTCATCGTCATTTGATGCTTCAACTGCTGTCTCGTTACCTGCATCAAAACCCTCTTCTTCTTCAAAACCAAAATCATCTGCCTTGCTTCCTCCGCTTCCTTCTACAAGGTCAATAATTTGTACAGCTTTAAGTCTAAGTGTTATGCCACTACCTAGGGATGGAGTAAAATAAGGTATTACTTCAGCGTTTACTCTGCCAACAGTTCCTCCCCAAATACTTTTACCTTTAGGCATTGGCTTACCCTTTGCATCAAAGATAGCAGGGGCTTGTTCCCACTCGTTACCTGTCTTACGACTTTTAGCTTTTGCTTTTAGCTTGAACTTAAATTCAACTTCTTGTGAATCATCATTTAATGAGAAAGGATTGTTATTAGCTTTAACTTTCTTGTTTGCTTTTTCACCTGCTTTTTCATTAGATTTTTTAGCTTCAGATTTTAACTTAGCTACTAAATCTTTAGCGTCTTCTCTAGGAAGAGATAGAACTAAATGATATTCACCATCCACATTAAATTTAGTGTCAGGTTTAGTTAAATGAGGGTATATAAATTTACCCTTTGGTGTTGTTATTTTAGCGTATTGCTCAGACATATTTACCTCCTTTGGTTGATTGTCTAATAGTGGTACTTAATAGCTACGAACTCGTAGCATTATGAACAAAAGAAAACACTCTCAAGTACCAAGTTCAAATCTAAATTCCCTTTAGATGGTATAGGCGGAATTTTTAACCTATTTTTAGGGCTTAACATCTTTGCTATTTCATCCCTAAAATTTTCTAGTACNGGCTTCTCATACATATTTACAAAAGCCTCTCTTATACATTTGTTCATCTCGATAGCATCGCAACATAGAACCCCAAAACAATCATGTACTGTTGAGATACTTTCAATACCTCTCTTATCAGCTAGAACCACCGCCAGTTGTAACATCGAGCTATCTAACGAATGAATAAAGTTTGGGCTGATTGAAGACGAAACTCGTCTGCTTGAAATTTTTTTAGTTTCAGTATTAACAGTTAGTTTTACTGTACTGTCGCCAATCTTAGTTTTAATCCTGCGACTTTCCATATCATAGTAACTCATAAATACTGGAAAATTAGAAGGTGTTGTCCAGATTACAGGTAAGTTTTCACTAGCTACCAACTTGGCTACCTGCTGTAACCATCGCATACATTCATCCGCTTTTATTACGGTTTCATTTATAGAGTCATAAACATATTTAGATAAAAAATTACTAGCCTTAAATAAATCATCACCCCAAGGATGTGTTTCACCATCTTCGTAGCGTTCTACAATATGCTCTTCAATATATTCCCTACAACTTTGTCTCGTACCACTATAAGGTTTTACCATAGTAGCTCGTTTAGTTGTCTTACGATTGATACCAAAATCTAACCATTGTTTAGCAAATACAGAAGTATCTGCCTCAAGTTTCTGCATAACTAAATCAGCTACATCTTGGTATATATCAGCAGGTTTTTCTGTTGGTACTAAATTAACTGAAGCCCCTCCAACTTCATCTCTGAGCATGGCTGAAAAATGTTGTACACCTGAATTAGTGTGGTCAATAGATACAGGTAATCTTGTAATAAAATCTGAACTGTATCCACTCTTTACGAACTCATAGAACTCAAAACAAAAAGTTAAAAATTGCCAAGGGCTATCGGCTTTCTGCCAAAAGTCACAATTAAGAGGGTCTTTACCGACAGCGCATATTTCTTCTGTATGCTTATCAATAAATGTTACTCTCTCTTCTAATGAAACTTTATCATTACCAAATAAATTTGCTCCATGTATTGCTAACCAATGTAAGTTTTCATCTGTTCCAATCGGCTTTCCATTTGCAAAAACTAATAAACTTTTAGCTACATCATTTGCGCTTGGATTTAGAAACATTGGTATATCATAAATACGACCTCTAAAATCACAGTTCTTAGGAAAATACATTGTGTCTTCATTTTGATACTTGTTAGCTATTTCCATAACTTTTTGTATCTGCAATCTTTTTGATTTTAACTTAGCATTATATTCATAAACTTTAGCTGACTTGCGTTTCCAATTTACTCTCGCTTCAAGGTTATCAGCTATGTCAAAAGGTTTTGGCGGTAGGGGTAAATCATCTCTGTTCGGTAGCTTACCCATAGCAGTATTATTATTCCAACAATAATCTAATACTTGGTATGTAGCTTTGTTTATAGTCCATGCGGTACTTTGCAGTTTGTTTACCGAGTCATAAACAACTTTCATTTCATGTGTTTTATTACTTATCTCTTCAATAAAATTTCTGTTTCTAACTTTGATAAAGGGTAATCTTTTTATATTCTGATTATGATAACCACCTGAGAATGGATGTCGCCAAGGTTTAGGAGGAATGATAGTTGGCGTAAATGCAGGTAGTAGTATTTCATTGTGTTCGTTCTTACCTTGTATCCACTCCATTGTTTGCTCAGTAGCCTCCACATATTTAGGCGTATCGCTTCGACCTCTTGTGCCTTTATTTTTCATTACAATTTTAACTAAGCCTGTAGAGCCAATCATTAATTCTATAAGTTTGACCCCAACATGGAGTTTATTAACGCTTCCCCAATCAATATATTTTACATCAAATTTATTTAAGCTATGGGTCAAAACTCTCTTCTTGTATCGGTAGTTGCTTTTGGCTTCTAAATCTTTAGCAATCTTACGGAACAAATTACCCTTTTGTTTGTTAAAGTTCTGAAATCTATATTGGTCTTCTAAAGCCGAACCGATACGGATAGAAGCCTTGTTTAGTGTTTGCCCTAGGGTTATGCTATCCATGATGGCTTTTAGGCTTATAAAGGCTACAATATCAGGGTCAATCAGGCTAATATATTTAGCTGAGATATGCCTACGACCTTTAGCGCCATCATAAACCATATCAATAAAATCTTTTATAGCTTGAGCATAAGGTTCAATCTTGCCTTGTATCAGTAACAAGCCATACTTGGTGGTACTCTCTTGGTTTTTCTGTACTGAATTATTAACTAAACTTTGGTATCTTTTGATACCTATAGACATCATCTCTTCTTCGAGAGCTTCATTGCGTAACATTTTTTGGTAGTCGAACATCATATCCCTTTCCTCCATTGCAACATTATAGAAATTTGTTGCATTGAAACTGTTTTTTACTACAAGTTAGTAGCTATCGCTGATTTGCGAAGTTATGTCTACAACTAATTGAATTAAATAAATATTACTGATTGCTACGAGGTAGTTTAGAACTATGTATAGATTTTAAGTCTAATTTTTTGGTGGGGATACCGAGACTTGAACTCGGAAGTCCTTGCGAACTATGGATTTTAAGTCCATTGCGTTTACCAATTTCGCCATATCCCCAAGCTGATTGCAACTCCAATGCAATCTTTATATACAACTTTAGCTAGAAGATAAATAATCTATTTAGAAATTTTCTAAGGCTTTTGCGCAATCTATTAAGTCAGCAGTATTTAAGTGAGCATACTCCATTGTGGTCAATATAGATTTATGCCCCATCCAATCTTTAATCTTAACTAAGTTTAAATTTTGCATGGCTAATCTGCTACAACAAGTATGTCGCCAAGTATAGGGTATAAATTGCTTATCATTTTCAAGCCCCATCTGCCCTTTAATACGATTAAAATTATCGCTGTAATAAGTTTGCTTGAAGTCAAATAATGGGGATGTTTTATCCTGCGTCAAGGCAACTCTTCTTTCCATGACTTCTCGTAATCGCTTAGTCATAAAAATAGTCCGAGGTGTATCT